GGCAACTCGCCCGCTGGTCCAGCAAATCGCTTGCACGGTCCGCCGTGGCCAGATACCCCTCCCAGACGGCCTCCGCTTCCCCGTACTCCCGGGACTGCTCCGCCGCCCGCAGCGCCCAGACCCGAAGGAGTTCCAGGCGTTGCGAGGACAGGCCCCCGTGTAACCAGGCGCCCATCAGAGCTTCCTGGCGATCTCGGCGAGGACGTGCGCGATGCCGTCCCGGGTGCGGTCACTGACCACAGCCGCCCGGCGCCATTCGTTGTCGTCCTCGCGGGGCAGGAGACTGCGGGCGATGGCCGTGGTCAGCGGGTCCAGGCAGACGCACTCCGAGCTGTGGCCGGGGTGGTCCCCGTAGTGCTCCTGGACGGCTTGCGAGAGCTGCAACAGGGTCAGGTGGACACCCGGGGATACCGGGGTCTTGTACGGGCTCACGGGGGCTCCTAGCAGGCGATCAGATGGGTGGTGGGTTGGAACGTGGAGGTCCGCTCGACCTGGTAGCCGTCACCGGTCGAATAGACGACCGTCTTCACGCCTGCCCGCTCGATAGCCGTCCAGCAGCGTTGGCACGGGCGGGAGAGGGCCAGGGAACCGGTCGGGGACAGGCGGACCACGTACAGGGTCGCTCCGGCGGCGTGTGTGCGCCGTAAGGCGGCTGCTTCGGCGTGGACGGAGGATCCGAGGTAGTTGATCGTCGGGGGGTTGCGGTGCTTGTTCGGGGAGCCCGCGAGGACCGCCCCGCCGCGTACGACCAGTGAGCCGTGCTTAAAAGGGCAGTCAGAGAGCGCTGCATTACGGGCTGCAAGTTCAAGAAACCGCAGGTGGCGACTCATTTACCCTCCCCGATCAACCTCCGCTCTACCCTACCACCGGGGCTAAAACAAGAAGAAGCCCCGCCTGGTGACCAGACGGGGCTTCTCGGGGTGCGGGGGTTCAGTCCTGCCGGTACGCCTTGGGGTTCCTGATCAAGTCGTAGGCCAGGAACGGCCAGGCTGCTACGAACACCAGCATGACCGGGGCCATGAGGAAGGCGAGGAGTGCCGGGTGGACGTACGGCCCTGGTGAGCGGGTGACCGCGTACCGGTAGGCACCTCCCAGGCCGTCGGGGAATGCCCACCCGATGACGGCCATTCCGACGCAACCCCAGACGGCGAGCGCCAGGGTGATTTCGAGTGCCACAGTTGCCCCCGTGAGCGGTTGACGGTGTGTCTACCCTACCCGCCAGTCCGGGGAGTCTCCCAGGACTTCGGCGAGCCGCCGGAGGCTCTGCGGACCGACCCCGGGCACCCGGCGGATGTCCTTGACGGGCATCTCCAGCAGCAATTCGAGCGGGGTATCGCTGCGCACGAAGGCGTCTGACCAGGTGTTGGGGACGGGCTCGGTCCGGGACTGGGCCGGGAGCTTTGCGTACTCCCGCTGCACCAGGTAGTCCCGCAGGCGCCGCGCGGTGCGGTGGCCCACCTCGTCGTGTCCCAGCAGGTCGAACAGGGGCTGATCCTTGCAGCCGGGGGCGCAGGTGCTGGCGATTCTGGGTCCTCGCCGGGCGCGGTCCTGTTCCCGTTCCCGCCGGGTTGTGGCGTTGTCGGGATTGTGGGCGGGGCAGAAGTAGCGGCTGCCGCCCCTGCCTCCGCGTCGTACCCAGTTGTGCTGGTAGAGGAGCTGTTCGGCCTGGCGGATGAGCAGTGCCGGAGGGGTTTCGAAGGTGCTCTTGCAGCCTGTACGGCCACAGTTGATCAGCATGCTGTTGTCTCCTGTGTGCGGTCCGGTCCGGTTGCTGGTTCGTCCGGACCGCTACCCGGCAGGTACCGGGTCGGTCTTCTCACGTCGCATAGCGTTCACCTTTCCAGAAAGAGCACTGCCCCCGGCGGGTAGACCGGGGGCAGGTGGCGGGGTTGGCTGGATTTAGTCGGCTTCCAGCTCGACGGAGAGACTGTTACCCGAGCCCAGCCGGACAATCAGGGTGTTGTCGCCCTGGATCCGGACGCGCCCCGTCTTCTCGTGGTGGACCTCGATGCCGCCCCACTTGTTGTCGAACTTGACGCGGGCGTTCCGGGGCAGGTTCACCTTGTCGCTGATGCCGGGCTGGCCCATGACGCGGACGTTGCTCTCGGGGATGTCCCCGCGCAGCAGGTCCAGCTCTTCGCGGAGCCGGGCCACCGTGCGGCGCTCGGCGGCCAGCTTCTCCTGGACCCAGACGGGGAGCTTGGCCTCCCGGGGGTCTGGGCTGGCGGGGATGAAGACGGGCTTGGGTTCGGGGAAGGCGCTCACGCGTGCTCCAGGAGGTTGGGGTGGGTGGGTAGGTGGGTGGGTGGGTCACGGACTACCAGGCGTGCATGGGCGGGGCGGGGATGCCGTAGAGGCCGGAGCGCTCTTCCTCGGCGAGGAGCTGCTCGTAGTCCCCGGTGCCGACGATCTCCCGGCCGCAGTCGCCGTAGCGGCGGGCGATGGCCGCTTCCATCTCGGCTTCGGCCTGGGCTTCGGCGCGCTCGTACATCTCCTGGGCCGTGTAGAACTCGAACTCCTGCCCGGCCCAGAGGTCTCCGGCGGTGGCGTAGGCCCAAGAGGTGTTGCTGATACGGGTGTCGGTCGTCATCGCCGGTCTCCTTCGTGGTGTCCGTGACTTGTTGTATCTACCCTAGCACATGTCTAGGAAATGGCAAGCCGGGTGGGGTGGAGATCTTTCTAGCACCCGGTGATAGCCCTAGTACATATCGCTGCGGTATCCTTTTACCCGCAGGGCGCGACAGGCCACACAGTGCTTAGGAACCCTGCAACGAACGGTGCACGGTTGAGGGGACCCCGGTCCTGCTGTACCGCTCGTCACGAAATGCCCCGCAAAGTTCCTTGGGTAGCGGTAGGCTTCGTGAAGCGTTCGCCGGGATACGGCCCGAACCAGGTAACTGGATCCTTCCCGCACCAGCGGTTACCCCGTCGGGGAGTTCACCCGCGCGGGATGCGGCCCCCGGGAACGCAATGCCTTGAGCCCCCGCTCACCTGACTTGAGCGGGGGCTCTCGTGCGCCCGGAGACAGCACAACGCCCGCTCCCGTAGAGGTCTGGCTTAGGAGCGGACGTTGTGTGGCCTTCGGCTCGACCGTGCTGGAGGAGCCGCGCTGGTCATGCGCTGCACGCAGCCTAGCGGCTAGATCTGCGGAGTGTGGACCGTTCCCCGGGATCCGGACAGGGCCACCGTGCGGATGATCTCCGGCATCAACTGCGGAATCTGCTGGCGCTGCGCATCCGACAGGCCCAGCGCGTCGACCACCCTCTCCAAGATCAGGAACATGGCGTCCGCCTGCTGCTCCTGCAACTGGAGCTGCCGCTCCTCCACACCGATGGCGTGGCAGAGCTTGATGCACTCCCGCAGCTCCTTGCGTTCCTGCATCCACAGGTCCAGCCAGGCCGCCTCGTGCGTCGGCAGCGACTGCACCGCGCTCTTGTCATCGAAATGCTCTTCGGTCAGCGGCAGCAGGGTCGGCGCCCACAGGGCCATCTGGGACTCGATCCACCGGACCATGCCCAGGGAGCGCCGGAACGCCTCCACGGCGGCTTCTGTGGGGGTGATGTCCTCGGGGACGTCGAACCCGCCGCCGAACGCTGCTTCGTCCAGGATCCGGCGCCGGATCTGCTGGGCCTTGCGGCGGTTTGCCACCTCTTCGTTGGTGGGCCGTCCCCGGCGGACCGGTAAGTCGTCGTTGCTGCGGGGGCTGCTGCCGCCGCTGTCGCCTAACTTGGGGCTCATATCCCGTTCCTCACGTCGCGAACTCCTTGCCGTCAATCAGCATCGGCACACCCCGGCCGTTGAAGCCATTCTCGATGTAACCGAAGTAGTCGTGCCACAGACTGATGCCTGCCTTCTTGACCAGGAACGAGAACTCCTCCTGGAGATCCTGCGGGATCAGCGTGATCGCGGAGTCGTGGACCTCCATCAGCAGGCCCGCTCCTCCGATGCCTTCCAGCTCCGCACGCCGGTGAATCCCCAGCCGGGCGCAGATGCCTTCGATCTCCAGGAGCCAGTGCAGCATGTACTGGCCCAGGGAGCCCTGGACGTGCTGGTTCCAGCCCAGTCGGGTGTCCTCGCCGAACCGGATGTACCGGTTCTGCCCGCCGATCAGCGGGATGTACTTGTTGCGCTGGGCGAACCGGTCCCACTTCTCGATCGCCCGGTTCAGCTCCGGGTACGTGCGGTGGAAGCCCGCGTGGACCTCCTTCAGCTCCCAGGGCTTCATCTTGACCTTGCCGCCGGTCATCTTGACCATCATGTTCCCGAGCGTGGTCGCTCCGGCGCCGTACTCCAGGGACAGGTTCGCGACCTTGCCGACCTGGCGCGGCGCCCCCAACTGCCCGGCGGTGAACGTGTGCAGGTCGACGTCCTCGAAGTAGGCGGCGAGCATCTTCTTGCACTGGGCCAGCAGCGCCCCGAGCCTCAGTTCGGCCTGGGAGAGGTCGTACTCCATCAGGACCCAGCCGGGCATCGTGTCCCGGACCTGCTGGGCGATCAACTGGCGGGGCGTGGGCAGGTCGTCCAGACCGACGAACGCGAGCCCTTCGAGCTTGCGGTCATGGGGCATGGCCTGGAGGTTGGCGCGCTCGATGGAGAAACGTGTGGAGACGGTACCGACCTGGCGGATCCGGGCCCGGATGCGGGAGTCCTTGCCGCACTTGTCGGCCCACCCGGTGTAGTACATCGACTGGGCGCGCTCCAGGAGGGTGTAGATCTGCCACTCCTTGGCCCAGGGCACCTCTTCCTCGGCCAGCTCGCGCAGCGCCTCGGAGTTCAGGGAGGGGGCTCCGGTGTCCTCGGAGCGGTAGCGGGGGATGAGGCCCAGGGAGCGGTGGCCGCGCCGGTTGACGGTGGCGGGGTCGCCGTAGAAGTACGCCTTGGCGTGGTCGCCGGTCGGCTCGAACGGCAGGGTCTCCCCCAGCCGCTTCTTGGCCTCGGCGACGCGCTGTGCGGCCTTCCTGGAGGCGCCCACGGCGTAGGGCATGCCCCGCTTCTCCTCCTTCACCAGGAGGCGCAGGACGGGCAGCAGGACGTACTTGAAGTGGTGGTACTGGGGGTGTTCGTCGGAGCCGAACTCCCGCTTCTGGACCAGGTACAGGCGCAGCGCCTTGTAGGCGTCGTCGTCGGCGTACTGCTCCATGACCTCCCAGTTGGCGAGGTCGTAGCGGGGGCCGCCCTTGCCGCCCCGCTTCTTCTTCTGGTTCTTCAGGTGCTTCTTGAGGCGTTCCTGGGAGTCCTTCTGGCCCTCGTCCGGCCACAGCCGCTCGGCGGTCTCCTTCAGTCCGAGCTGTTCGCGGGGCCACAGGACGTAGTTGGCGAGCATCGTGTCCCAGTACAACTGGTCGGACAGGTCGATGCCGAAGCCGTGGTCCCAGCGGTACTCCATGACGCCGCCGGTCGCCATGATCACGTCGAACTGGGCGTTGTGGGCGATGAGCCGCTGCCTGCTCAGCCAGGAGGTGAGAGCCTGCCACTCCTCCAGCGGGAGGTTGATCTCCTCGGCGGACCCGAAGAGGACTTCCTGCCCGTTCCAGTCCGGTTTGCCTTCCTCGCCCTGGGCGAAGGGGAACGCGGCGGTGCGGATGTGCTCCTCGTCCTGGATGTTGTCCTCGAACCAGGCAACCGACGCGGTGGCGATGCCGCCCTCGTCGCAGTAGAGGGCGCTGGTCTCGAAGTCGAACGCGACGGGCGTGAACAGGCCCTCGGGGAGCTGTGAGGGCAGGATGGCCACCCGCTGGATGTGCGGTGCGGCGAAGGTTGCGGGCAGAGTCTGCATGCGGTCTCCCGGGCGCGGCGGTCCCCCTGATAGCCCAGTAGGGATCTCCGGCGTCGGGAGATCCCTACTGGGGGCTGAGGGTTTTCGGTGAGTGGTTGGGGGCCATGCGCGCTCCGGGAGGGTTAGTCGTCGGTGCTGCTGGCCGTGGACGGCTTGACGTAGATGTAGACGTTGTAGGTGCCGTCGTGCTGCTTGAGGGCGGAGGTCGCGACCTCGCCGTGGTACTGGACCCAGGGGCCGCGCTTGCCTGCGCGGATCTGGTGGGCCTTGAGGCGGGCGCCGTACTTCTCATGTCCTTCGGAGTACAGCACCTTGACGCCGGGGGTCTTGCGGGCGATGGCCATGGCCTCTTGCGGGGTGCGGACGGCCTTGGTCGGGGAGACTCCCGTGCTGCGGGTTGGCGTAGTCATGTGTGGGCTCGCTTTCTGACAGATACCGGTCACTATGGTGACAGTCTATCACGTGCTAGCCTAACACCCGCTCACCAGTTCGGCCCCCCGCGAGGATCCTCACGGGGGGCCGAATCAGCCGGTTGCTCCGGGGATCCTAGAACTCGTCCTCGGGCTCACCGGCCGCCTGCGGCGGGATGACCGCAACCGCGTCCTGCGGGCCCACGGCCCACGGGTCCTCGGCCGGAGCCGGGGCCACAGCCGCCGGGGCGGCAGCAGCCGCCTGCTTGGCCGCGTGCGCGTCCAGGTACTCGCGCGCCTCCTGCTCCATCGGCGAGACGGCCTGCGGGTAGTCCGCCTCGTCGTGCGCGGCCAGACGACGGACCTTCATCGAGATCTTCGGCGGGGTGCCGTAGGTGTCCGTGGTCGGGAAGACCAGGACGGTGGCCTCGTCGTTGATCAGCTCGTCGGTGTCGGTCTCCGGGACGTAGCCGAACGCGTGCAGCACCTTGGCGATGGCCCACTCGTTGCCGCCGTCCAGGGCCGTGTAGTACCAGATCTTCTCCAGGTAGCCCGCGCCCACCAGGTCCGGGTGGTAACGGCCGTCCAGGGTCAGCGTCCAGGTCCACTGGATCTTGTTCGGGTTCTTCCGGGTCGGCCCCTCCTCGCAGGAGACGAGCTTGTAGACGTACGCCTCACCGTTGCCGACGGGCAGCGGCTTCAGCTCCTCGCTCTTGTCCTCGTAGCCCTGGGACGTGGCGGCCTGGACCTGCTGCTTGGTGAGCTTCGGCATGATTCTTGTCCTCGCGTAGAAAGTGTGTGCGGTGGTACAGGGGTTCAGGCGGCGCGCTGCTGCTTGCGGTTGAGGCGCTGCGCCTCGCCCGCCGCGCGGACCTGCCGGTAACGCTCGATCTCCGGGTCCGTCTCCACGGTCAGCTCACCCGTGACGTAGCCGTGGATGCGCTCGAAGGTGGGGTTGACCAGCTCGAAGGGCAGGACACCCAGCCTGTCCTTGCACTGCTGGGTGAGCAGGGCCTTCGTCTTCGCGACGACCAGGGTCTCCTGGGTGGCCGGGCCGGTCTTGACCGTCTCGGCGGTGAACCGCAGGAGCAGGTCGACGTATCCGCGCAGGGAGGACGAGATCTTGTTCGGCAGCTCGGGGCCGATGGCCTTGGTGCCGTTCTCGTTCTGTGCGTCGTCCTTCTCCAGGGCGGTGACGACGAAGTGGCATCCGAGGTCACGGAAGCCACGAAAAATCGTCCGGGCCTGGTTGGTGAGAAGGCCGTAGTCCTGGAGCTGGGTCTCGTGCGGCGACTCGCGGAGCTTCTTGCCGTCGGCGGCACGCTTGTCCTTGAGGATCTGCGGAAGATCCTGGTCCTTCTGGTAAGCGTAGGCCGTGATGTCTCCGAGGAGACCGGCACAGAGGTCCGTGGCGGAGTCGAAGCCGACGCCCTTGATGCAGCCCGGGGAGCGCTGGAGCATGGCGCGCAGCCGGTACAGCAGGGTTTCCAGGGACTCGTACGTGATCTCCTCGCCCTTCTCGCGGTCGGGGAAGATCACCACCTTGGACGTGTCGACGCCGAGGTTCTTGAGCGCCTGCTTCTTCAGGCCGCCCTCGGCATTGATGATGACGGTCAGGCCGTCGCCGGGGAGGTTGGCGAGGAACGCCATGCAGGAGGTCTTGCCGGTTCCCGCGTCGCCGAAGAAGAGGGCGTTGGTGAACTCGGAGGCTTCCTCCAGGGCCACGAGGCCGAGGGCTTCCATCGGGTCGAACGGACCGGACGGGGCCACGGTGAGAGCCGGGGAGCCGGGCGCGGGAGGCTTGGGAGCCCCTGCGGTATTGGGTAGATTGCGAGGCACGCGAATCTCATTTCATACGGGTTGACGAGTCACTTCCGGATTGGCGCCGGATCGCTAGGTACTAGAGTAGACACTTCGTTTCGACAGTGTCAACTAGGTCCCTGTCCTGCTGCGCAGGCTTCGTTGCAGCAGAAATAATCACACTACAGGGACCCACTGACAACCCCTCAAGGAACCTGGGGGCCCGACTCGGCCCGGTTCACCTTGGCGAGCGTGGTCTCGAAGGCCAGCAGATTGAAGACGACCGCCGCCGCGTGGTCCTCGTCCGTGTCCCCCGCGATCCACTGCGCGAGGTGCCGTATCGCGGATGCCCGGAAGCGGTCCAGCTCTTCGACGGTCCCCGCCTTCTCCCAATTGCGCAGGCCGTACTTCTCCGCGCCGCGCGTCATCAGCTCCGCCACCCGGGTCAGAAACTGGTCGGAGAACGGGACCCCTTGCGGGAACAGCAGGTCGAAGCGGGCCTTGCCGTCCTGAGTGTCGCGGACCATGCCGGTGGTGTACGCCTCGCGCTTGCCGCTGTCCTTGGTCGTGAACTTGCCGGTCACAGGTACCCCTTCTCCTTCAGCTCGGCCGTGCGCCAGGCGACGTAGTTCTTGCTGTAGACGAACCCGTAGGCGAACGCGGAGGCCAGGAAGCCCCACTGGTGCGTGGTGACCGCGTACGCGCCCCACAGGCCCTGTGCTCCGAGGCCGACGGCCCATCCGACCGCTTTGCTCTTCCCGGCCAGCCACAGGCCGCAGATGCCGACGGCGGTCAGGAGGTAACTCCAGTACGGATTCACCGGCCGTCCCCGTCCTTCTGCTTGGTCTGGATCAGGTAGCGCTGGAGCACGTCGTCCGAGACGGTCAGACGGACCACCAGCAGGCGATGGCGGCGCGCTTCACGACGGGCCCGCCACCGGGCTATCCACGTCTTCACAGCCCCTCCTGGGCGTACGTCTGGGCGCACGACGGGCACAGGTCGTGTTCCTCGGTGCAGGTCCAGCCCTGGCCCCGCAGGAACGAGCGGGCCAGCTCCAGCCGGTCGGGCTTCTCCATCCGGTCGGTGACGATGAAGTCGCCCCGGACGACCGTCCAGCACTCGTCGCAGTTGACGCCGATGGAGCAGGGATACGGGGCGTCCGGGCCGGTGTCCGGGTCCCTCAGGATCGCGAGTACTTCCTCCGGGGTGATCGCGTGCCGCTCGTTCACGGCGCCACCCGGCCGTTCTCCTCGAAAGCCTTCCAGGTGGTGGGGTAGAGGCCCTTGAAGGCGTCTTCCATCTTCTCGGCGACCATCTCGATCTCCCGCTGGGGGTTGGAGACGAACGTGGCGTCCGGCCGGTGCGTGCGCAGGGCCAGGAAGTGCATCAGGGAGCGCGGGTTGCAGGTCGCGTACATGGAGCTGAAGATGTTCAGCGGCAGGGCCATGCGGGCGACTTCGCGGGCGATGCTGAACGGGGGTTCCAGCATCCGCAGGTATGTGTTGTATGCCTCGATGCTGATGCGCTTGAGGTCTCCGGTGACGGCCGCGTGCTGCTGGTAGCTGCCGGGCTGGAAGGTGTAGGCGCCGGGCTTGCCGACCTGTACGAGGTTGCGTTCGGGGCCGGGGATGTAGAACACCGGGTCGAGGCGCCTATATCTTCCGCTCTCCTCGTTGTAACTCCAGCCAACCCTGTGACGCTGGAACTCGCGGAAGACGAAGATCGGCGCCTTGATCATGAAGGTCATGGAGCCGTGCTCGAACGGGCTGCCGTGCTTGTCCCGCATCAGATAGTTGATCAGTCCGGCGTTCTTGGTGGGGCAGCCCTCCCCCTGCGCCCGCTCTCCGAGGGTGGAGACGCGGGCGGCGTTGCAGAGGCTGGTGTCGTCCCCGGTGAACTGGACCAGCTCCACATCGACGTCGGACCTGAACGTGGGGATCGGATCGTTCATCAGAACATCGCCTCCGAGAGGAACTTGGGCGCCGGTACGGGGGCCCAGATGATGCGGACGGGTATCTGTGCCTGCTTGGCGAGGCGGATGCAGTTCTTGGTGCCCCGGGAGACCCGGTAGGGGGCGGCGATGAGGACGGCCGCCTTGGGCTGCTTCTCGACCATCGCCCGGTTGCGGCGGACGCCTGCGGCGGGGCAGTAGTCGGGCAGCTTGCCGGGGTGGTACACGTCGCCGGGGCGCTTGCGGATGCGGTGGCCCTCGGGGCAGGCGGCCGTGCAGTGGTCCCAGTCGGCAGGCATGGCGTCTTCGATGACTCCGAGGGCTTCTCCGCAGTCGGCGATCCACTCGTGGACGGCTTGGTCCACGGAGTCCTCCCCGGGGCAGGCGCCGTGCCGGACGACGACCCAGCCGGGGGCGTCCAGGACGATCCGGGCCAGCTCGGTGGTGACCTTGCGGACGTCCGGGTGGAACCGGGCTCCGGTGATGATGACGTGGGTGGTGGGTGCGTTGCTCACGGCGCGGTGCTCCAGTTGGTGATCTTGCGGCAGTGTCCGCAGGCCATCCGCCCCTTCAGCCGGTCCCACAGGGCGCGGGTGACCGAGGCCGTGTTGCGGCAGGCGGCACAGGCGGCCTGAAGGGGGTCACGCTGCATTGCTGTCCTCCGTGGACGTGTCGGCGAGGTGCTTCCAGGTGGCGCCGGACAGGGCGCGGCGCATGGCCCCGGCGGTGACGCCGTACTTGGTGGCGAGGTCGGCGGGGCGGGCTCCCTGGCGGTGGGCCGTACGGGCTGCCTTGACGGCCTCTTCGGTGAGGACGGCCAGGTGGTGAGCGGATCCCTTGTGTGCAGGTGACATGAGCGGTCCTAACTGTTTGAGGAGACGTCGTTCCAGGTCTCGAACCGAAGGACGGAGTAGATGGAGCGGACCTTGACGCCGAACCTCGTAGCCAGGTCCCGCGCGGGGGTCTCGGGATGGGCCCGGATGTACCGGACGGCCTCCCAGGTGAGCTTCGCTTGCCCGTGACGCTCACCGGTCTGTCGTGTTCCGTGGCGGATCTTGTCCGCCATGTTTTCGGCCCGCGTTCCCCACCGGAGGTTGGCCGCCCGGTTGTCCGTGCGGTCCCCGTTGTCGTGGCAGACCTCGTGTTGTGGGGTCGGCGGGTCTCCCAGGAAGGCGCGGGCCATCAGGATGTGGACCCGTACCGTCTTTTGCGTCTTGTTGCCGCCCCCGTTGTGGAGCGCGACGTTCTGGTAGCCGCCGGAGTCCGTACGGGGCTTCAACCAGCGCCCCGAGCGGCCCTGGATACGCCCATCGTCGGAGAGGACGTATCCGGGGTACTCCGGCAGGATCCGGACCCTCATGACGCCAGCCCGTTGAACTCGGTCGGGACCTGCTGGAAGCCGTGATCCGCCATGAGGTCCGCAATCGGGTGACCCTTGCGAGCGTCGATGTGGACTTCCTTGAAGGAACATTTCCAGCCGCATTCGCCCGGGTTGGGGCCGCTGTAGACCGGCAGGAAGCCGCCGAAGAGGGCCTGGGTCGTGGCGAGCGCGTCGCGGCGGATGGCGTCCAGCTCGAAGGGCGTGCGGGGGACCATGATCCGCTGGTGGCGCTTGTCCAGGGTCTGGGCCTTGCCCCGGCCGCTGTAGCCGGGGGCGTCTCCGGCGTTCATCGTCTTCTTGGCCTCGGAGCGGACGCACCCGTTGATGAACTGGGCCTGCGGGTGGTCGCTCTGACGGAACGCCCACTCATA